TCACCCACGTTAAAATCCATCTTTGTTATCATTATGGGTAAGAATTTAGGTAAAGAGTAAACTGCTGGTCTCTGGCCGCTTTCATCCCAACCTTTAAATTCTATACGCAACGCAAATGGTGCTTGCATATAATTATTATAACCTGTGCTAATTGCTGCTTGAACTAAAGACTCTATAAAAAGGCCCATAGAATAGGGTTCAATTACCTTAAATCTTAATGTTGTACCTAGTGTAATACCTGTGTTCTGATTTGGTGCAACCACAGAATCAACTTCTAAATTTTCAATAAAATATTCAGCATCTATGCTTAATGTATCTTCTATACTAGTAGTCTGTCGTATTCCTAATTCTCCGCCGCCACTTCGTAAAATTATTTTAGAAAAACTTCTAGACTGTCTATAACTATTAGAATTGTATTCCGCTGGCGTTAAAATACCCAGTGTAATGATATAATTGTAAGTATTATGATCCCTTAGCATATTAGGCTGTCTTCCTGTTTGAGGATCGACACCTGGTGCAGAACTTGCATTGTTTTTACCGCCTTTAAATAAGTTGTCAAAGAAATTGAAAAATTCACTTGCTTCGTTAGATTTTGCAATTACTTCTTTTAATGGCTCAAAAATTCCACCAACTAATCCAAAAATTTCTGCACTGTCTCGTTTTACTACACTAATAGGGTTAAAAATTTTAGACAAATCATTTGCTATATTTGAAATTGCACTGTTTCCATTTGTAGAAGATGCAATCGATGCAGCAGTAGAAGTTAATAATCCTAAAGTTTTTGTTGCAGTTTGCAGTCTGCCTAGAGGAGTACCTGATAAAAAATTATCAGGAAGTAATTTTGATCCAGTGTTAATTAAATCTAATGTAGCACCTAACGATTTAGTTCCGTTTGGTACTTTTTGTAATGCATCGCCTATAATTGTAATATCTTTTTTTGACTTGTTAGTAGATCCCACTAATTGAGTAATATTTTCTGCTACCTGTGGAGAACCTAAAACTGCACCGCCCGTTAACCCACTAGCAGTAAAACTTTCTATTGCTTTTCTAAACGGATCGTTCAACACTTGAGAAGCAGACTGAAAAAAACTTGAAGCAGGATTAGATTGCGTTCCAACAACATTTAAATCTTGTTGAGAAGAAGCTAACATTGTTGTTAAAGCGTTACCTGAGGTATTAACTGCTTTTGTTATAGTTCCTAACGTAGAACTTACACTGCTAACTGCTCTACCTAAATTTAAAAAAGATTTCGCCATTTTATAACCCTAATCTTTTTTTTAAATTAGCACCTTGTGGCAAATAAATCTGTGTTCCTGCAACAAAATCAAACACTGGGTCTTTCAGTACATTTAAGTTTCTCTGTGCAAAAACCCACCATAAATCTTTTTCGCCATACAAGTCGTACGCTAAAAGATCTGGTCTATAAGTATAAGCAGGTAATATCTCGTACAGCACATCGTCACCTGCCGCAGGAACTGGTCGAACCTGTAAAAAATCTAAATATCCTGCCGGTGTAATGGATGTTTTTCCGTAAGGACTTAATTGTTGTGCTTTGTACATTACATAAATCCTCCAGGTTTGTTAGTTAAATTACCAGCAGCATAGTCGTTTAAACTAAATCTAGCAACAGCACTTCTTGCATAGTTTGGAGCACAAGTAACCGTTATTTGGCTTTGAGTAGGAACATAGTTAGTTGTGCCTCCTACAATACAAGGAATATAATCTACATCGGCAGGCAAATCTACAGTAAAATTAGTAATCAATACTGGAATGTTGTTTAACACATGACTGCCATAACCTTTTAACCTTGTCATTAACGGAGGATTTCCCAATGGTTCACTTTGTCCGTAAAACATCTTGGTCATTGTTCTTAAAAAGTGTATAGTAGCAATCCAATAAGCTGCATCATCTGCATTTTCTACAAAATATTCACCTGTGATTGTAATATTGTCTACTTGGCTGTTTCTATAAGCGTGAAAAGGAAAATTACTGTGTGTAGGAGTTATTTGACTGTAATTAGCACTTTGTCCAAAAAGTATAACAGGGTTAAAAGGAAATACCATATGACTGTTGGTTTTTACAATCAATGGTTCTATAACATCTCCTACTGCGATAAGTTTCGGTACTTCTAATCTTACTCTCCATTCCGATTCTGCTTCTGATCTAATGTCGTCATCGTTTACTATTCTAGGAATAGTAATAGTTTGACGTTGTGGTGCAGCACCAAAGCCTACACCTTGCAGTGCATTACCCGACATTCTAATTGCAGTACCGAGATCTTTTAAATTTAATTTGCCATCATTGTTAAAATCTAAGAGATTTTTAACTGTTTTTACAGGATTGTTTATAAAAGATGCTGCAACACCTGCTATGTTTGCAGTCCTAGTAACTTGGTCAGCAAAGGTTTGTATATTTCTTGCAACAGACGTATTGCCAAATGCAGAGTTAATTACTCCAGCCAAGTTATTAAATCCACTAAATATTGCCATACTATTCTCCTACATATATTTAGTTGACAAAATTAACTACACATATTATATTTAGAGATATTTTGGAGATATAATGCGAACAAAAAATTATTTAAATAACAAAGACATACTAGCAGAAATTCATAAATCAAAAAACACTTTTTGCAGTTATATAGAAAAAGAACATGCAGATTATGATTTAATTTTAACAGACATAGATAAAATTAATTCAAAAACTATAACAGAAGCGAGATTAAACCGTGCAAAAAAACTAACAAATGATTCATATGAATCTAAAAGATTAGCAGGTGAAAAAATAAAATTGGCAGACTGCGAAATAAGCTATAAAAAAATTGAAAAGACTGACATAGTATTTAGAATAATGACTTACGATCATATTCCGAATGATTTAACTAGAAAGAAAAATCCAAAAACAACTGCGGATGAAAAAACAAAATTAAATTTTCCTCCTTTTCAGCACTGGAAATTTAACGATAATGACGAGTTAATTTGTGTAGGTAAAAGTCATTGGATAGGCGGTATGGAAAACGGACATTTTTCCAAAGATCATGGTCGTGCTACTAACAAACTTGCTCTTATGTGGATGAAACTTTGCGATAGATATGCCACTCGAGGTAATGTAAGGGGCTACACTTATAACGACGAAATGCGTGGTCAGGCAATTTTGCAACTTTCACAAATAGGATTGCAGTTTGATGAATCAAAGAGTCAAAATCCGTTTGCCTATTATACCGCAGCAGTAACAAATTCGTTTGTAAGAGTGATTAACATAGAAAAAAGAAATCAAAACATAAGAGATGACATTTTAGAAATGAATAACCTAAATCCTTCTTATACTAGACAGCACGAAGGCGAGTGGGAAGCAGCATTGCGAAGAAATGATATATCGTAAAAAATGCTTGACAATCAAACATTTATATTTTAATATTATAAAATAACGGAGTATAAAGAGTGTTTAAAAAAGCAGCAGTCTTTACTGATATACACTTTGGTCTAAAAAGCAATTCTAAAACACACAACGACGATTGTGAAGAGTTTATAGATTGGTTTATTGAACAGGCTAAACTTAACGGATGTGAAACTGGGATTTTCTGCGGTGATTGGAATCACAATAGAAACAGTCTAAATCTTACTACAATGGACGCAGGTATACGCAGTTTAGAAAAACTAGGTGCTGCATTTGAACAATTTTATATGTTTGCAGGTAATCATGATCTATATTACAAAGATAAAAGAGATATCAAGTCAACAGAATTTGCTAGACTTATACCAGGTATTACTGTAGTAGATAATATTACAGTAATAGACGATGTTGCGCTTGTGCCGTGGTTAGTAGGTGAAGAATGGAAAAGAATTCCTAAACTTAGAGTAAAATATATGTTTGGGCATTTTGAACTACCTAACTTCTTAATGAACGCTATGGTTAAAATGCCCGAAACAGGAGAACTAAGACCTGATGATTTTCAATACCCTGATTATATTTTTAGCGGGCATTTTCATAAACGTCAACAGCAAGATAAAATTCACTACATAGGCAATGCATTACCACATAATTATGCTGACGCTTGGGATGACAATCGCGGTATGATGATATTAGATAGAGAAAACAATAAGGAACCAGAGTATATCAATTGGCCTGATTGTCCTAAATATAGAACTATCAGTCTTAGTAAACTAATTGCTGATCCCGAAGCAATTATTAAGAGTAAAATGTATATTAGAGCATCCATTGATGTCGATATTGTTTTCGAAGAAGCAAATTACATAAAAGAATTGTTCTTAGAACACTATAAATGTAGAGAACTTACATTAATATCACAAAAAAATTCTGAAGAATTGAGCAGCGATTTAGATATTTCTTCTTTTTCATCTGTAGATCAAATAGTAGCTAATGAAATTGCTGTTCTTGATGTTAAAAATCATGATAGAAATCTTTTATTAGAAATATATAACGGACTTTAAATGCTAAAACTCAAGGATTTAACAGTTAAAAACTTTTTAAGCGTGGGAAATGTTTCTCAAGCTATTAATTTTAACTCAGAACAATTAACGTTAGTGCTTGGCGAAAACTTAGATCAAGGAGGTGACGATTCAGGTAGTCGTAACGGTACAGGTAAAACCACAATAGTGAACGCATTATCTTATGCACTGTACGGCCAAGCACTAACAAATATTAAAAAGAACAACCTTATCAACAAAACAAATGGTAAGGGCATGTTAGTTACATTAAAATTCGAAAAAAATGGGGTAGAATATCGAATAGAACGGGGCAGATCTCCTAACATAATGAAATTTTTCATTGATAATCAAGAACAGCTAATGGAAGACGAAAGTCAAGGTGATAGCAGAGAAACGCAAAAGACTATAGATAATCTGCTAGGTATGAGTCACGATATGTTCAAACACATAGTTGCACTTAATACCTATACGGAACCTTTTCTTTCAATGAAGACAAACGATCAACGTGTGATAATCGAGCAATTGCTAGGTATTACTCTGTTATCTGAAAAAGCAGAAGCACTGAAAGAACAAATAAAGTTTACCAAAGACACTATAACTGAAGAAACATTAAAAATAAATGCTAAACAAGCAAGCAATGAAAAGATCAAGCAAAGTATCGACACCCTTGCCAATCGTCAACGTGCTTGGGAATCAAAAAGACGACAAGATTGCGAAAATTTGACATTAGCAATAAATGAACTTGAAGAGTTAGATATAGATGATGAACTGAAAAATCATGATTTATTAAGTAATTGGATAGATTTAACAAATAAAAAGAATGCGTTAAACAAAGAAAAGTCTACATTAGAGGCTGCTTCACTTAGATCAGAAAAAGATGTTGCTAAAATTAAAAAAGAGATAGAAGAACTAGACGACGCAATATGTTATACGTGTGGTCAATCTCTACACGAACATAAAAAACAAGAAATTCTAACTGCCAAACAAAAAGACCTTGATGATTCTTTAATTTATCAATCAGAAATTACAAATAAACTGTCAAAAGTTATAAATGAATTGAATAGTTTAGGAGAAATTTCGTCTAAGCCCAACACTTTTTATGATTCTATAAAAGAAGCATACGATCATAGAAACAATGTAGATAATCTTAAGTCTACATTAAGAAATAAACAACAGGAAGAAGATCCGTATCAACTGCAAATTGACGATTTAACTAATACAGCATTACAAACAATCGATTGGTCTATGATAAATGATCTAAACAATTTTAAAGATCATCAAGAATTCTTGTTAAACCTATTAACAAATAAAAATAGTTTTATTAGAAAGAAGATTATAGATCAAAACCTATCTTATCTTAATAAAAGATTAACCTATTACTTAGATAAACTAGGTTTACCACATCAGGTAGTGTTTTTGAATGATTTAAATGTTGAAATTACACAGTTAGGTCAAGATTTAGATTTTGACAACCTAAGTAGGGGTGAAAGAAACAGACTTATTTTAGGGTTAAGCTTTGCGTTTAGAGATGTTTGGGAAAGTTTGTATCAAAATGTTAATTTGCTGTTTATCGATGAGTTAATCGACAGCGGAATGGACAGTGCAGGTGTAGAAAACAGTCTTGCAATACTTAAAAAGATCGGTAGAGAACGAAATAAAAACATTTATCTAATATCACACAAAGATGAGTTGATAGGTAGAGTAAACAATGTGTTAAAAGTTATAAAAGAAAACGGTTATACTACCTACAGTAATGATATAGAAATTATAGAATCATAATGGAAGACGAGCTTCACGTAAGAATGGTAAAAAAGTATCTAGATTATTTCAAAGCACACGAAGCTTTTGAAAAATCTCCCAGTGTACGAAATTATGCAATTATAAGAAGGGAACTAAAAGAATTAAGAATTTTAGTAAAAGAACGATACGAAGAAACTAAGGTAGTTTATTACGAGGCAAAAAAATATAGGCGAAGGCCAAAATAACAGACATATAAAAAATTAATTAATAACTAAGTTCATGCAATGGACGTATAAAGGCAACAGTATTGAAGAAATACCAGAAGGATACATAGGATTTGTTTATTTAATTACAAATCTCACAAATAATCGCAAATACATAGGCAAAAAACTAGCACAATTTAAAAAATCCAAACCTCCACTTAAAGGCAAAAAACTAAGACGCAAATATACTGTAGAAAGTGATTGGAAAGACTACTGGAGTAGTTCCGATAAC